AGTTTAGCGTCAATATTTATATTACATAAACATATTTGGTTTTCTCTAGTTTTAAGATTTAACAATACTTGGAAACCAGGACTTACTTACTTTTTTGACCGCCTTTTAATCGGATATGGATTAGGGGCAAAAGTCGGAGATACCTTCGGGATAATCTCAACAAGTTATATCCAGTTTTTATTAGGTGCAGGGATTTTAGGTTTAGTATGGTTAGGTTATTTATTCAAGAAATTAAAATTTGATGACTCAAGGGAAAGTATCGCATTGTTTTCATTATTAGTAATTATGTTTTTTGAGTATCCAGTAGAGTTGACAAGATGTTGGTATTTGATTATAGCGATTATTGTGATGTATTTGTTAAAACAAGATAAGGAGCTAATATGAGTTTTACTAATGATTTTAGCACTACAAGAATTTTAGACCACCTTAAGTTCAAAAATGCCCCTGGGGAAATGCGTTCTATTTTAGTAGACCTCGGGGATAGATTAGCGTCTATTCTCTACGGTTTTACCGCAGGGGAAACTATCTCTGGGATTAAATTAGGAAGATTTATAAAGATAGGCACAGGAGCGCAGACTGCCCCTTCGGGCACAGGTGCGGCTTCCGCCTTTGATGTCTATACAAGGGTAAACGGCACAGGTTCGGTATGTGAATTATATTGCCAAGGTGGGACTGGTGGAGAGATACAGATTACAAATGCTGGTGCATTAAATACTACCACATTAGCCACTATTATAGGTGCTATCTATCCAGTCGGTTCTATTTACTTCAATGCTTCAGTAGCAACTAATCCAGGGACTTTATTCGGAGTAGGAACTTGGGATGCTTTAGGGGCAGGTAGGGTCATACTTGGTGCTGGCGGTGGTTATACTGCCGGAGATACTGGTGGAGCGGCAACTCATACTTTGACTGAAGCAGAAATGCCTGCTCACGACCATGATGCGCCTACTTATTCTGTTACAGCCGCAGGGGCAGGATTTGGAACAGGCGTTACTCCGCCTAATTATGGGACTGCTTCTGTTAGTTCAACAGGTGGCGGTGGGGCGCATAATAACTTGCAACCCTACCTTGTAGGTTATATTTGGCAAAGAAGCGGATAAAATATGCCTCAATTAAAAGTAGTCCCAACATTTCTTCCCAATAAAGGGATAATACTTAATAAACCCGAAGAATTTTTGAAGAATCAATATTCTACTTCTGATAGTAGGAATATGGAATTTTCAAATGAGTTAATGCAATCCCGTCTTGGTTTGGTAAAGATGGACACAACTGAACTTTCCGGCCCTATTCAGTTAATAGACCAATTCTGGAAGTTTGACGGGACTTGGAGTTTATTATTTTGCACTACAAAAGATATTTATAAATATAATTTCCCAGTAGGGACTGCCGCTTCTTCAGGGTTTGATATTCTAACTCCACTCTACCAGACAGGAACTATAACCTCAAATACAGGTTCAGCAATAGTCATAGGTACAGGAGCAGGGATAGCTTGGACTGCCGCTAATGGGATTAAAGCCGGAGGATTCATAAAATTAGGCACAGGAACTTCGACAACAACCGATACTTGGTATGAGATTTTAACTGTAGGGACTAATAACTCAGTAACTTTAACAACTAATGCCCCTGATGCCACAGATGAAGGATATACCATAAGAAGATGTTTCCAGGGAACTTCTACCGACTTCTGGACTTCAAGGACTTTTATAGATAAGAATTTAGGAGATACTTGGATTGCTACAAATGGAGTTGACGCCCCTATAAAATTAGGCACAGGGCAGGTATCATTTTTAGGCACGGGTTCAAGCGGTATGACTGCGGCTAAATATGTTGAAGTATATAAAGATAGGGTTATTTTCTTATGGACTGTAGAGGGTGGACAAAACCAGCCTCAGAGAATACGCTGGTCAGATGTTGCTGATTGTGAAACCTGGACTGCTACTGACTTTCAGGACTTTATGGATGATGGTTACTGGATAACAGGGACAGGTATTTTAGCTTCTTCACACGTAGTTTTTAGAGAAAGGGACGCTTATATAGGCAGATATATCGGAGGCGATTATACTTTTCAATATGATAAATCTTCGTCTTGTGTGGGAGTGTGGAGTCCAACTTCATTAGTCTTATTTGAACGGGAAGCTTATCATTACGGGCCGGATAATAAATTTCACCGTTGGAATATGCTTTCTGACGAGATTATAAGTGAGAGTATCTATCCCCATATGATTGAATACAATCCTAACCTGGAACAATCTATTTTCGGTTGGCAGGTAGAAAGTAAAAATCAAATCCGATGGTTCTGTCCTTATTCTGATACTTCTTACAATAACGAAGTAGTAGTCTATGATTATGTAGAAAATATTATGAACATCTGGGAGTATGAACAAGCTCAGGCGTGTTGTTCAATAGGTGAATACCTAAACACCGAAGATTTATATATGGATGACGCAACCTGGGGAGATTATTATTTAGACGAACAGGAAGGGTTTTTTGATAGCCGTATTTTCTTATCAGGTGCGCCGATTATCATTTATGGCGGGTATGATGGCTATATAAGAAAAGCCGATTATGGCTATGATGATGATGGGACTGCATATACAAGGGTATTTGAAAGCGTAAGGGATAATTTCAAAATGCCCGATAAAAACAAGCGATTATATAAACAGCAATTCTGGCTACAGACCGAAACAACAGGAAATGTTACCTTAAAACTTAAAAAAGATGACTCTACTATTTTTGTAGCCGATACAGGGACATTATCCTTGGTAAATGCCAATAGGGATATAATTAAAATAGATAAGACCTGGAATAAACAAGCACAGGATTTTAAGACTCATATTTCAGCAACTAATCATTTTGCATTGCTCGGTTACTTAAATTATATCTTTGATAAAGGAAAAACAGTAAGATGATATTTCGCACCCGTTCTATAACCCAACTACCAGATATTGAACGCTTACGGGATGATACCGTTAAAAATAGTTTCGCTGAATTAAATGATATTCTTTTGGATAATTTCCGTAATGTCTATGACGATGTTACAGGACTTGAGAAGGTAGAAAGAGTAACTACATTTCCTACTGCTAATTTAGCTTCAAGGGGAAAGTTAATTTTAGTTCAAGGCACAGCCGGAGCAACTGATAAACTTTATATAAACATAGACACCGGCGGAGCAGGTTACGGTTGGAAAGAAATAACACTATGATTTTACAAATCACAACTCCAATTTTTATGACCAGAATTTTAGACTTGGCTCGTGAAGTACCTGATGTTCCTTATGATGTATTAAATAAGATGATTTTAGCAGGGATAAATGATAAAGACAGCATTATCTATATAGACGAAAAAGAAGGTATAGTAAATGGATTTATTTATGCTTCCAAAGAACGCTGGAACGGAGAAGATGTTTGTTTTATCCAATTTTGTGTCATAAAACCTAATAAAGATTTTGATGATACAAATGAAAAATATATCGGTTATGAGTTTATGAATAAAATGCGTTTATGGGCGAAAGAAAAAGAACTTAAAAATTTGATAATGGTTACAAAGCGAAACCCTAAACTTTATGAAAGAAAATATCAATTTAAGCAAGACGGTGTAATCTTAAAAAGGAGTGTTTAAATGTCAGGTTTATTCGGCGGTGGCGATGAAGAAAAAAGTTCAAATTATCAAACAGTCTATGACCCTTTCTCAGCGGTAAGAGGTAAATATTCAACCTGGCTTGAAAGTCAAATCGGTAAAACTGCCGAGCCATATACAGGGCAGTTAGTAGCCCCTAAAACAGCACAGGAAACGCAGTCTTTGGATTACTTAAATAAATACGCTACTCAACCGACTTCTGAACAAACTCAATTAGCCCAAAATGAAGTTAAGAAAACTTTGACCGGAGGATATGACCCTACGACTTCGCCTTATTACCAAGCTATGAAAGCGGAGTCAGCAAAGAATTTAGGCGATACGTTAGAGGGTATTTCAAGTGATGCCGCAGGGGGAGGAAGATATTGGACAGGAGCTAGATTAGGTGAACAAGGTGAAGCAAGGACAACTGCGGGAAATGCCTTAAATACTATTTTAGGTCAGTTATCGGAAAGTGAACGCAATAGGATGATGACTGCCTCGCAACAAGCTCAATCTTTAGGCACAGAGCAAACCGAACAACCATTAAAGGTAGCCACAGCATTACAGTCTTTAGGCTCACTTGACAGAAATTTAGCCCAAGCACAGAATGAAGCAACCTATAATGAATGGTTAAGGCAACAGAATTATCCCTTGCAGACCGCTTCTTTGGCTCAAGGATTGGCTACTTACTCTCCAACTATGCAACAAACTGGATATAGTGATAACAGTTGGCTAAATTCTTTGTTAGGAAATTCAGGATTAGGCAGTTCATTAGGAAATATGATAAGCAGTTTATTTGGAAAATCAAGTTGAAATACTGGTGGAACTATAAATTTAGCTAATTCAGGATATTATTAAAAAGGAGAAAATATGTGGGGAGAAATTTTACCATTTTTAGGTCAAGCAATAATGAGTTTATTAGGTGGTGGTGATAAAAAAGAAAGTTCAGGAACAGGAGATATTGCAAGTGCGGCTTCATCTTTATTAGGCGGTGGACAAAAACAGCAAGGGAATGATTTAGTTACAATGGGACAATCTACACCTACTCCAGCTCCGCAAATTACTCCATATCAACCGAAAAGTATATCAGAGATATTATCAGGGCTTATGAATAAATCAAGGGGGTTCTAAATGCCAGTTCAGATACTCGATAGACCGGAAGGGACTTTAGCAACTAAACCAAGAGTAGGGGACGCATTAGGGGTTTTCTTGGGCAATATGATACAGGGCGGGATAAAAGGAAATCAGGATAAGACTATCCGCAGAGCCGCCGCAACTATCCTCGGTATTCCCGAAGAACAAGTGCCTTTGGGAATGTTTAAGCAAGAGGATTTAGTGGATTTGCAGAAAGAGAAGTTTAAGACTGAGGTTAAAACTAAATCCCAAGGAGAAGCATTAAAAGCGGCTTTAGGAGAACAAGGAGGAACGACTCAAGGTGGAGGTTGGAAAGTTGATGAGATAAGTTCAGGTGGAGAATATAAATTAAAAAGAATACCTCCTCCAGAAGAAGCTTTAAAAGAAAGAGCCGACAAACTTTCAGATGAAGTTATGAAAAAGCAACTTAATTCAATGGCTACACAATTACCTAAACTTGAACAAGCTGAGCAATCTGTTAACCAATTAGAAAAGTTATATAACAAGGGAGCTTCCCCTGATGTCAATCCGACAGTATCAAGAATATCCGGCCCTGCGGATGCTTTAAAAGCTAAAATGGGATTTAACCCTACATATAATTCTTATATCAATAATAGAAAAGCTTTCGCAGGGTTAATCGCAAAGGGTGGATTTGGTGAAGCTGGTATGTTGACTAACCAAGATATTGAGAGAGTTGTATCAGCGTTACCTTCAGCGGAATCAACCCCAGAAGAAGCTAAGATAGCATTTGAAGAAATTAAAACTTTGTTAAAATCTGCAAGATTAAGATATGAAAAAATAAAAAATAACTATTTAACAGGAAAGGATTTTGTTAATACTTCTGATGTTACCCCTGGGACTCAAGTCCAAGATGATTATTCTAAATATCTCCAAGCCATAGGAGCAAAATAATGCCTCCTCTTACTAAAGAACAATTTGATAAGGCAAAACAATCAGGCTTTTCTACTGAACAGATAATTGAATTTGAAAAAAAGAGATTAGGTGATACTTCTTTTCAAATGGGTGGTGGCACAACTCAAGGTGCAGGAGCAGGTGGAGAAATTGAACAACCATTAGGTCAACAATTAAAACAATCTTTAGGAAACTTCGCCAAAGGAGTTATCAACCCTCCATATCGTATTGCTTCTCACGCCTTACAAGGATTAGAGGGATTAGTTAAGGGCGGAAAAGCTACGACTTATAAAAACCCTCTTACTGGTGATGTTGTAGAACCTTATACTTCTGAAACCGATATAAGAGAACCTTTAGGGTTAGGTTTACAAGGTGGGGCTATTGTTGCAGGAAGTCCGGCTTTGGGCGGTGCTATGTATGGCGGTGGTTCAGCAGTAGAAGAAAAAAGAAGTCCAGGGGAGATATTAAAAAATACTTTATTAGGGGCAGGGGTAGGAAAAGCGTTTAAGGTAATGGCTGGGAAGTCTTTATTGCCTAAGACTAATGTTACCGAGAAAATAAGTAAGGATGTTGAGAAGGTAAATAAAAATATAAGCGAAACTTTTAATAAAGCTATCAAACCCTCCCTCAAGGGTAAGCAATCAGTAGCTCAAAGGGAATCTTATTTCAGGGATGCTCAATCGGCAGTTAAGGATATAGTAAAAAATAAAGGCAATTTTGAAAAATTACCCGAAAGCATAGAGGATTTTTCCAAATTTTCTAAAACAAGGATGGATAATTTGGTAGGTGAATGGCAAGGATTAGAACAAAGTGCCTTAGAAGGCGGAGCAAGACCTACGCTTACCTCTACGGTTAATGGATTAAGGTCTAAGTTTGTAGACAGTCCTGCGTATAAAATAAGACCTGATATACAAAATTATGCTAAAGATTTATCTCAAAGATTATGGCAGACCCCAAGGAATATCAGAACTATATCGGAACAGATAAAAATATTAAATGAGAGTGCAAGCAAACAATATGGCGACCCTGCTTCTATTGGAAAATCACAAGTGGACGCAACTGCGGCTAAAATGTTAAGGGGGACATTAGATAAGACGATAGAAAATAGCCAAGGTAAAGGTTGGCAGGATTTAAGGTTAAAATATAAAGCTCATAGGACTATTGAAAAGGATATAAACAATGCAGTTATAAGGGAAGCTAAAAAGTTAAATCCTGGCGGTATGTCAGATTTACTTAGGACATTCGGAGATTCTGATATAGTAGCTGGGATAATAATGAATAATCCTACTTATATCACAAGAGGTGTAACTCAAAGAGTAGCTTTAGGATTTATAAAGTGGTTAGGTAATCCTAACAGGTTAATAAAAAATATGTTCAAGCAAGTAGACAAAGTTTATTATAAAAAATGATTATCTTTTTACTAATAATTATAATCCTAATACTATTATTTAACTAACTATGCCCACTCAATCTGATTTAGAATTTCAGAAATTTGACCCTGAAGGTCGGATAAAAGTTAACGAAGATTTAATTCCCGTCTTAAAAGCTATCCTTCAGGCAATCGCTAATCCTTCTTATGTAGATAAATCCGCTAATCAAGCCCGTTCACAGATAACAGGGACTTTAACAACCGTTACTACCGTAACAGGAATTACTAACTTGGGTTCATTCTCGGCAGATGTTTTATTAAGAAATAATAATGTAAATGCCTGGGCTAATTCTTGCAGGGCTTTAATTACATAAAGGAGGTAGTGCAACTAATCAGGCAAGGTCAGCAACAGATTCAGGCAATAATGAGGAAATAATCCTAAAACAAAATACTAAATACATTTTAAGAGTTACTAGTGGGACAGATAACAATTTAACTAATATTCGTCTTGAATGGTATGAACATACAAATTTATAGGAGGAATAATGGAACGTAGAAATGATGTGGGAGTTAAATTAGGTTTCTTCGTCTTAACCGCAGTCATCGCCGGTATGCTTTCTATATTCTTCTGGGGGACATACACAAGGGCTGATGTAGCTTGCGCTAAAAGTGAAGTCGCCCAAAAAGATGTTGCAGTAGTTCAGGAGAGCATAAGAGGAATATATACTACTCTTGGGCAGATGAACATTAAATTAGACAGAATAGATAACCGACTGAATGGAAAATAAAGGAGGAACTTATGATGACCTCTAAATCAGAATTTATTGAACATTACATTGAGAAATTAAATCATAAGATTGAGCAGGAATTAAAAGAGAAATTGCCGGAGAATGGATTTTTTGCAGAGATGATTGTACAAGCAAACGAAATTGTTAAGGAGATAGTGAAAATATAATGGCATATAAATACACCCTTATTGATTTCTTTAGGCAGTTTGTATTATTCCTCAAATGGTGGGGGAAAAGATTATGGGAAAGAAGGTGGTAAACTTTTCCCTAAACACCCCTAAAATGGGCTATTTTATCCTATTTAAGCACCAAGGCGACTATATCGGCAGGCAAATAGAGAAAGAGCAAGCCAAGCGCG